TCGTAAAATGAATCGCGGCATCTTCACTGCTGAGATGGGCAAGCCCCCTCAAGATGTGGATGGTGGTTCAGCGGCTCCTAAAAAGAAGGTTGTTAAGAAAGCTGGAGGCGGCATGACTGCTTCTAAGCGTGGTGATGGTATTGCTCAGCGCGGTAAAACGCGCGGAAAGATGTGCTAAATCATGATGGGAAGCCGTGGAATGGGAGCTATCCGTGCTACAAAGATGCCCAAGGGCGTTCGAAAAGCACGGCGTGATGACACAGACTTTACTGAATACGCTGAAGGCGGTCCTGTTGGTTTGTATGCCAACATTAACGCCAAAAGAAAACGTATCGCAGCTGGCTCTAAAGAGAAGATGCGTAAGCCTGGCTCTAAAGGTGCACCCACAGAACAGGCGTTTATTAACTCTGCAAAGACCGCTAAAAAATGACCACTACAGGAACCAGCTCCTTCAACATGGAGTTCACCGAGCTCGCTGAAGAGGCGTGGGAGAGAGCTGGCCGTGAGATGCGTACTGGTTATGACCTACGCACAGCTCGCCGCTCTCTTAACCTGATGACCATTGAGTGGGCTAATCGCGGCATCAATATGTGGACGATTGAGACAGGGACGATCACTCTGACTCCAGGATTGGCCACATACGCTCTGCCTACAGATACGATTGACTTGCTGGACCATGTGATCCGAACACAAGCCAACAACTCATCTACCCAAGCCGACCTAAGTATTACGCGAATAAGCGTTTCTACTTATGCAACGATCCCTAACAAGCTTGTTCAAGGCCGCCCTATTCAAGTGTGGATCCAGCGTTTGTCGGGTGAGACAAACCCAACAGCGGCCGTTCTTGATGGCGCGATTACATCTACAGACACAACGATTGTTTTAAGTACTGTTGACGGTTTGGCTGGCTCTGGATTTATTCGTCTTGGCACAGAAGACATTTACTACACATACATCACTGGCACTACGCTGGGCGGTGTATTCCGTGGCCAGAACAACACAACTGCGGCGGCTCAAGCTGATGGCACAGCTGTGTTTGTGCCCCAGCTTCCTGCTGTGACTGTATGGCCTACGCCTGATAACTCACAGCAGTACCAGTTTGTGTACTACAGAATGCGCCGCATCCAAGACGCTGGCGCTGGTATACAGACATCCGATATGAATTTTCGATTCCTACCATGCGTAGTAGCTGGATTAGCCTACTACATAGCCATGAAGGTGCCTGAACTGCAAGGCCGTCTGGATATGCTTAAAAAGGTTTATGACGAACAGTATGCTTTGGCGGCTCAAGAGGATCGCGAGAAGGCTACATTGAGGTTGGTGCCTCGTATAGCATTCATTGGTGGTGGTACTTAATGGCAACTCCATTTGCATCCGGTAAATATGCAATTGCCGAATGTGATCGGTGTGGGCAGCGCTATAAGTTGAAACAGCTGAAAATGGAGGTCATTAAGACCAAGCTGTATCAGCTGAAGGTATGTGATGCTTGTTGGGATCCAGACCAGCCTCAGTTACAGCTGGGTATGTATCCTGTTAATGATCCACAGGCTTTGTATCAGCCACGGCCAGATACAACGTATGTGACGGCCGGCTTAAATGCAAGTGGCAATTTAACAGGTGGTTCTCGAGATATTCAATGGGGTTGGTTTCCGGTCGGTGGTTCTAGTGAATATGACGCATATTTAACACCAAACTACTTGGTAGGAACGGCAGAAGTTGGTACAGTTACGATAACAGTTTCATAGGAGCTAAAAATGGCATACACAAGATCAGCAGACGGCATTGCTAAAAAAGGCAAGACCGAAGGCAAAAACTTGGGAGACAGCGGTCCCAAGGCTAAAATGACAATGGGCGGCAAGAAAACTGCCGGCGTGACTGGTGAGGCTATGCGTAAAGTAGGCCGTAACATGGCTCGCGCAAACAACCAAATGCGAGGTTAACATGGCTAAATACAGCAAAATGATGATGGGCAAAGAAGTTGGCGATGCCAAAGTCTATGCTCCGCCACACACCATGACTGGCGAAAAAGTTACAGGCAAAGAGAACCCAGGTTCTGGCCCTAATATGAGCCGTGCTGATACAGTGAAGATGAGTGTTGGTAACATTAACAAATCTTCTGGTGGTGAGCCTAAGACTTCGGGTATCAAGATTCGCGGTACTGGTGCGGCCACTAAAGGTGTTATGGCTCGGGGCCCGATGGCATGAACTACACCCAGCTTGTCACTGAGGTAAGCAATTATTGCGAGAACTCATTCCCAACTGACGACATGAACACGTTCATCCGTCAAGCAGAGCAGCGCATATACAACACTGCCCAGCCTGCTAACTTGCGGAAGAACGTGACAGGCTTTCTAACAACCGGCAATAAGTACCTTCAGTGTCCATCTGACTTTCTGTCTGTATATAGCCTTGCTCTATATCCGTATAACACCACAACGGCTACCGGAACAGCCGGCCAAAAGACGATTGTGGTTGTGAGTACGACTGGTATTGCGGTAGGCCAACAGGTAACTGGTACTGGAATTGGCACTAATGCTTTGGTTAGAAGCATATCTGGCACCACGGTCACATTAACAGTTGTTAATGTGGGAACTGTTTCTGGAGCGGTGGTGTTCCAAGGTGACTACTTGTATTTGCTCAATAAGGACGTTAACTTCCTGCGAGAAGCGTATCCTTTGACAGCGCAATTGAGTGAGCCGCGCCACTATGCGATCTTTGGTCCACGCTCAGACGATGTGAATGAGCTGACATTCATCGTTGGCCCAACACCCAGTGCGGCCTATAACGCTGAACTGCATTATTACTATTACCCAGAGTCTATCGTGACGGCCAATACGACTTGGCTGGGTGATAACTTTGATTCTGTATTGCTGTACGGCACGATCTGTGAAGCTCTTATGTACATGAAGGGCGAAGCTGATATGGTCAATCTTGCCAACCAGCGTTATGGCCAAGCGATTGCTTTGTATAAAAACTTGGCAGACGGCAAACAACGTGCTGATGCTTATCGTGATGGTCAGGTTAGGATCTCTGTATCATGAGTATTGTCCAAACCCAGACCACAAGTTTCAAGGCCGAGCTGTATCAGGGCGTTCATGATCTTACGACTGACGTTATCAAGATTGCCTTGTACACGGCCAGTGCTGATTTGAATGAGGCAACGACTATTTACTCAACAGAGAATGAGGTTGTGGCGAGTGGATATACAGCTGGTGGGAACATATTAACGCCGGTAACTGTTGGTTCATCTGGGTATACGGCTTTTGTAGGCTTTCCAAATACGTCTTGGACGGCATCATTAACGGCCAGATGTGCTTTGATTTACAACGTAACTCAGGGTAACAAGGCTATTGCTGTGCTGGACTTTGGTTCTGACAAAACATCGACTGCAACTTTTACAATCACAATGCCGGCCAACACAGCAACAACGGCATTAATTCGTTCTTCTAATTAAGGAGTCAATATGACCACAGAAAAACTTAAGGCAACCGATCACATTTCTAGCGGTTTTATTGCCGGTACTAAATCGGGCGAAGAAGCTAAAGCTACAGGTGTTTACCACATTGAGTGCCACGATAAAGATGGTAACTTGAAGTGGTCTGCTGATTCCAAGAACTTGGTGGTTAATGCTGGTTTGGCTTACATGGCCGGTACTGCTCTGACTTCAGTAACCCAGATTACCACTTGGTACATTGGCCTGTATGGTTCTGGTGCTTCTAATACGCCTGCCGCTGGTGACACGATGGCTTCTCACGCTGGCTGGACTGAAGTTGTTCCTTACAGCAATGCAACCCGTGTGGCCGCTACGTTTGTAACAGCTACGACTGCGAACCCTTCTGTGGTGACTAATGCGGCCTCTCCTGCTACGTTCAACATCAATGCGACTTCCACTGTTGGCGGTGCGTTCCTGACAAGCGATAGCACTAAGAATGGCACGACTGGCACATTGTTCTCAGCGGCTGACTTTAGTGCGCCTGGTGATCGCTCGGTTGTGTCTGGCGACATTATCTCTGTAACGTACACATTCAGCCTCGCTGCTTGAGGTCTAAATGGCTGAAGGCGGCTGGGGTTCTGGCACATGGGGTCAGGCTGGCTGGGGTGATTCAGTCTATGACCGGAGTGTTGCTGAAACTGCGACAGGGACAGATGCCGACTCTTCAGTTGTTAGTGTGCAATCAGCGGTTATTGAGACTGCCACAGGATCAGACGCTATATCGAGTTTGGTGCAAGTTAATGCGGCGGTATCAGAGACAAGTACAGGCTCAGACGCAATAAGTGCAAAGGCCACATTTAGGTCTGCGGTCAGTGAGTCCAGCACGGGATCGGATGCGATTAGTGCTATCCCAACGTATGGGGTGTCTGTTTCTGAAACGGCTACTGGGTCTGATGCAGATGCGGCGTTTGCCAACTTCTTAGGTCAGATTCTTGAGACGGCAACGGGTACAGATGCGACTGCATCAGCTTTCACATTCTTAGCGTATATTGTTGAGAGTGCGACTGGATCTGATGCGGTATCGAGCAATTTTGCTGTTAATGCATCGGTCAGTGAGTCGGCCAGTGGAAGTGATGTGGTTAGTTCGATCCCGACATATGGGGCAACAATCAATGAGACTGCGACTGGTACAGATGTAGATGCGGCGGTGGCTTCATTTCAGTCTTCTATCGTTGAGATGGCGACAATATCGGATTTGATAGTTGGGCGGCCTTTGTGGGAAATTATTGATGACACGCAGACCGCAAACTG